TTTACTTCATATGGTTGATCACTTGAAATGTTAATCCAAGGTGTTTGTATTTGATAATCACCGATAGAAATTCCTTCAATATCTTTAGCCCAAACTTCTGACCAACCTTGCCCTATTGTTCTTGTAGAAACAATAAGTCGAACAATTGCATTAAATAATTGACCTTTGGCTATTCCTTCTTTTGCCCTAGAAAATAAAGATGGAATTGTAAATGTAAGTTTTACATTGTCGATGTATTGGTCTGTTAATGCTTGTATAACTTGACCACCTCCATAATTCCTATCTATTACTTCATTATTTTCATCTGTTGTTTCACTATAGTTTTCACCTATCTCTTTACTAACAGCTACAACTGTTTGACTATCTATCTCATTTTGATTAAGAAATTGAATCTCTTTTTGTGTTCTTCCTCCTTCTCTAAAATGTAAATCAATATTAGCTTCTTTAGGATCTTCTCCTGGCTTTTCAATTGTTTCTATGAAATTATATTTTCTATTTTCTGGTGTGCTACTTGAATCTTCGACAGGTGTTTCATTTAAATAAACACCTTTCTTCCATCCAACTAATTCTTGTATTGGTCCTTCACAAAGGACATCAACAACTCTAACAATAGAAGTAGATTTTAAGACCATTTGTTTTTAATTAATCTCCTAAAAAGTTGTAACCCATGTAATCAATTCTTAATGTATTAACTTCAGGATCACAACTAACATCAATCAATCTTACATAAACACTATAGTCATCTTTGTGTTCTACTTTAGCAAAACTAAACTCCGTTGCCCATCTGTATTCCTGAGTATTAAGAAGCATCCCTTGGACTGTAAATTGAGTGGTTGCAACATAAGTCCCTGTCGACTGCTCTGTGACTATGATTTGAAACGTAATAAAACCATCAACATACGTTGTATCTGTTCCAATTCCTGATGCTCTGTCATATAACCCATTATCTAATAAAAAAGCCACTTGAAATCGGGACGCATCAAAACGAGAATCAGCAGGAGACTCACCATGTATGTTTCCAACGAATTTAGTTGCTTTTGCAGCATATTCACTGCTTGTTTTACTTAAAGGAACACCAATAGAACCTGCGTCACTATCTCTTCCTGGTGCCCTTAGATAAACAACAGAAGTATCTTGATAAGACCCATCTGCTAGTCCTGATGGAGATCGTGTAGGAATTAGCTGCTCAGTCCAAGTCTTAAGTATCAATCCTTTGCTTAGGTCTTCTCGATTAAATGTTGGTTTTGGTTGTTCTCCATTAACTCTCATTGTGTCAACACCAGGCGCGCCAATCCATTCGCTGAGTGGATCACTTTCATCTGTTACTTCAACTGAAGCTGTAACTGTATGACTTCCAACAATACATTGCCCAAAGACTAAGGGAATAACTGCACCAGCTCCAACTGTATTAACAGGGCCACGGTAGGAATAAGATTGAGAGCCATCCATTCCTCTAATAGAAGATCCTGGGCCTCTGTCACCTGATTGAGAAGCACTTCCTATTATATTTAATGGCTGTTCAGGTTGAGGCGAAAGCATTTGAGCAGTACCACTAAGAGCTAACAAAGCACCAACATTCGCTGTCATCGCACCTACGGCAAAACTTCCTGCTGTTAATCCACCAGTAAAACCAGCACCAGTAAAAGCCAAACTTCCCCCACCTGTAGCGAAAGCTAATCCAATTAATGCTGCTCCTGTTAGTACTTTCCAGAAATTACTACCACCAATGACAGGAGCAACGATCAAATCATTACTACCAAAAGGCAACAACATATCTTCCAATTCAAAATCTGTTCCTGCTTGAACAACCCTATATCCGACACCTCTTTCACCTGATTCCAGTAATTCTTTTTGAAAATCAGGGTGATTAATACATAAAAGTTTTATCGCATCAACAGGAGTACGAAGATTGTAGTACTCATGCACTGCACCGAATTTTTCTCCTAATTCATCTAGGAGTAACACCCGTTGCATATCTAAAAAACGACCTTTGTGCTGATTCTATAGTAAGAGTTAAACGGATTAATGGATACTAAGAAGGAAAAATAGTTATCCACTCATCTTCTGGAATCAAATAAATATGCCAAGGTAATTTGAATTGTGAACAAGCTGTCTGATCTGCTGGACTTGCTTTACCTCCTTTTGGATGTGAATGGATAATTGCTTGAATCTTTCCATTAGCTCTTGCTTTTATATAGTCTCTTGGATCTAAGACAAAGATTTCATCAGACTGATCTGCAATATTACGACAAGGATAATATGTGTTATTAACCAAGACACCACACGCCTCTTTAGGAGTTTCCTCCAACGCATGTGCCTTTGCCTTACATCTGAAGTCTTGCACCTGGGAAGCCTCCAAATGGCAATGGTTGATTTGCCAATACAGTTACATTTCCATAATTATCTATCGAACCAAATCTTTTTTTACAGCTTTCGTGACGATGACCACAAACATCTGCTGCTTCGGTTGTTACTGAATTGTCGTCAATATCAAAATATTTTGTACCTGTATAACCACATGCTTCGCCTTTATATTTAAAAGGGCAATATTCCATAACCTGCCTTTTAGGAAGACGTACATTCGTCAAATCTAATTTTGTTGCCAGTTCAAATGAAATAGCGTTTAAATTTTCTGAAGCAATTCGGTCAATGTACCAAGAATCATCAGCCTCAAAAGTAGCAGTAGGATCGGCTGTTGCATTTGATCCACCTGTAAAATTAGAAGCGTTTAAAAACTTTTTACAAGTACGAACACGCTGAACTTTTGCACCTAAAATATTTATTGTTGTTCCTGCGCTATTTGTTGTTTGAAGCAAGGCAGACATCGCACTATTAGCATTAGCGATTGTAAATGTAGGTCTTGGTAGTGTTCCTGTTGTTGTACGTTTAAATCCATCTATTTCACAAGGAATAGCTTGATAAGTTGTCTCTGTACCATCTGCATGTGTCCCAAATTTTATATCTGCATAAAGTTCATTTGTTCCTGCATAATAATAAAAAACAGAAGTATTAGAATCTAACTCTACGGCCCCATTAGTAACCATTGTACTGACATCTGCATTGTTAATATCTACATATACATGTAATTGAAATAGCTCTATAACTGCTGATGGCTCAAGGCTTTGTATCTGTTCTTGTATTGTTTTAGGTACAACAGTTGTTCTAAAAAAGAACTCTGAAGGGTTTGTAATTCCTGCATAAGATTCACTACCAGAATTATCAAAAGCAGTTGAATCAATTAATAAATAATATTTTGTATTTCCTTCTAAAACTACACTAGGATTAATCGTGATTACTTGCCCACCTGTGCCTGTAACTTGCCCACTTGTTACTGCAATTGTTTCAACAATAGAATCATCTGAATCTTTATAAAGAACAACATTTCCACTTTCTACATCAACTGCTTGATCAAAAACTAAAACAATATTCGTTTCAGTTGAAACATTAATATCACTATTTAAAGGGGTTGAAGATGCCCTTGTTAAGGTTGGAGCCGTCATGCTTCCGCTACCTGTTGAAAGGACGCTGTGATCGTAGCGATACCAGAATAAGGGATATTTTTATCCCATTGCATACAAATATATTTAGAACTTGAAGATTCACCTGGTGCAGTAAAATCAAAGTTTTCTGATCCCGAACGGGCATCAAGGAAGGTCTCTATCGTGTCCGCATCTGCTTCAGAAATATTTTCCCATCGCAAATCTAATACTTTTAAATTTTGATTAATCCCAAAGATAGACCTTTGAGAATAACCTGATCCAAATTGAGCTACACGAACAGCAGGCGCGCTTTTCTTAGAAAGGTTATAGGAAGGATCAATAGAGGGAAATGTTGCCATGATTAAGCACTTAATAAACCACCAGGACGGCGTTGACGAACAAGTTCCTGCTGAACAGCAGAAGAAATAGCTCTACCAAGGTTTCTTGCATCTTGAGCATCACCTTCAACGGTAGAACCTGATGCGTCAACATTAACAACAACTGAAGTACCACCACCACTTGCCTCAACACCTAAACGACCTCCTGCGCCTCTACGAAGGGGCATAATTGCCTCTGGCCCTGCTTCCGACATGAGGCCAATACCATTCTTAAAGGGGAAGATATGAGGAGAAGTTACGACACCACCTTTTGCGAAAGGAACAATTTTGTTCTGAGCGTAGATATTTCCTTTTTCATTCTTCAGTAAATTGCCAAGGATAGGGATACCAGAAAAACTTGACATCATTGCTTGTCTGACAGCGATTCTTGTCAAATCGTTAATAACAGAAAGAGCAAAATCTCTAAAGTTCATCTTTCCTGTCGTTACAAATTCAACCAAACTATCTTCCATCTTTTTAAAGGCATTTACAGTTGCATCTTCAATTTGTTTGGATACATCTTTAATGCTGTCTAAATAAGAACTAGCACCTGCTTTCATATCTGCCCAGACTGATTTACCTGTTTCACCTAATTTTTTTCCTCCTTCAGCAATATCATCTTGCGTTCCATCAATATCTTGAAGAACTCTAAATAAATCAACATTTGCATCATTTAATTTATTAACAGCACCCCTCCTTATTTCCATTAATTCGTTATATCTTTCGGTATCAAGAGCAGTTCCACGCCCTTTATGATATTCCAATCTTTGATCTATTTGTGTAATCGTCAATTCAGCATCTGCAACAGCTTTTCGGGCTGCTCTTAACGGTCCTGCTTCTGCAAACGCTCTTACTTTTTTTGCAAGTTCATCTAACCATTTAATGCTACTTGTCGCCATATCTTGAAAAGCTGCACCAATTGGACGCAATAAGGCTCCTACATTATCTTTAAGACTACTTAAGGCAGTTTGCAATCTATCTCCTGCTGCTTCTGGCCCTGCTGCTAATATTTCTGCATTTTTTCCATATTTTTTAAATAAGGTTTCTGAGAAATTCATAAAGTCTTGCAAAGTTACCTGCCCCTGCTCTAACGCCTTATCTAATTCAGCAGGAGTCTTGCCCATCGACTCAGCAAAGATTGTAAACGCACCAGGCAATCTTTCACCAAGCTGTTGTCTAAGTTCTTCAGCACTAACCTTTCCTTTACTGAATACCTGGGCAGTCGCTGTCATCGCTGCCTTCATGTCTTGTAGGCTTCCACCTGTACCTCTAATACCAGAAGCAATAGATTTAAATACCTTTTCAGCATCTTCTACGCTATGCCCTGCACCTTTAACAGAAGCAGTTAAGGCTGTGAATTGCCTGACGATCACATCTTGAGGTATTGCTAATTTTTCACTCTTTTCCTCTAAAAACGCTTGAGATTTGGCATAAGCATTTGTGTCGTTAATAACAAGCTTTAATGCTTTTCGTTGTCTTCCTAGAGCAGCAGAATATTCAGCAGTTGAACCAATAGCCTGACGAACCATGCCAACCTGAGCACCAATCGCACCACCTACTGCTGCGCTAATTGGGCCGCCACCTGGCATCAATCCACCTATTGCTGCACCAATCGCACCTTCAGGGCCACCAAACACTCCAGCACCAGCTACCGCACCAGCAGTTCGAGCCATACGACCCATGCCGCCTCCCTTGCGGCCTTCCATCTTCACTAATTGAGCATTTAATCGTTTTGCTCTTGCCGTTGCTACCTCAAATTCTTTACTTCCAAATTTGACGCTTGCTGCTAACTCTTTCCAAGCATTTGCTAATGATCTTGTATTATTAATACTTTTTCCACCGTCTATTGCTTGTTGCTTTAATCCTGCTGAAAGCTTAGTAAAACTTAAACCTGCTTCTTTCGTACTAACAGTTAAACGCTTTAAAGACGAAGCAAGCTTAGGAAGCTTTTCAACACCTGGAGTGTTGACTAAAACTTGTAAATTAGTTACAGCAGAACCAGCCATTACTTCTTCTTATTCATACAGGACAAAGCTGTCATTTCCATGACTTGAATCCCCTCAAAGAGAACAACAGGATCTTTTACTTCATACAGTTTACATAAGTATTCGAGAGATGAATAATTTAATCCTGTCATCCCACTCATACTGACATTCCACTGAGTTGTAAGCCTTGTAAACATAATAACTATTTCCCAGTTCTTTTCCCATACTTCAAAATCACTATTAATCGTTTCTTGTTTTGCGGCTGCAATTTGTTCAGGTGTTGCACCAAAGGCTTCTAAAGAGGAAACGCGATCATCTACAACACCACCTTCAACCCAATACTTCGCAGCCTCTTCTAGTTTTTTTCAGTACCCCCTGTAATCATCTTTCCATAAGATTCGATCACAGCTTTCATCACAGTGAAATCATCTAATAATGCTTTTTTGTTTTCCTCGTTAAAAGGAATATCAACACCTTCTTCATCTTGAATCTTTTCCCAACCGAGAAGAATCTCATCAGTTAAAGCTTCATCGCCTTCGTCAATTAATTTATTGAACTTGTCTCGACCAATTTCCTTGAAGACTGCATCAAATTTATGCTCCTTAAATTTGCCACCATCAGAAGCTTTTTTGATAACAACAGGCCACTTGATTGAAGCAGTCTTCTTAAGGATAAAGGCCATAGACTTAGGTGTAAATTAAACTCATCTCATTATTACCAGCAGTGGTAGGAAGTGCCAAGTACGGCAAGTTTAATGACCTAACTCCATTAGTGTCTCCATACGAAACACCAGTGATGTCTGTTTGATCAGCTTTTAACCTGACAATGTTCCCTGCTGATGCACCTAAAATAATGTCAGTTGCACCTGTCGCTACAGCAACGGCTTTAGCGAAATAGTCAGTCGTAGCAGTATCAAGTGCTTCAATAACCGCAGTTCCACCAGGAGCGCGATTAACAATTAAAGCTTGCTTACTAGAAGCAGTTTCCTTGTAAACAAGTTCGTTATTTAACGCTAAATCAAACGACTCAATTCTTTGAGAAGTTGCACCATGCAAAGTTGCTGTAGTGACGTTAGTGTTGTTGACTTCAAGACCTGCTGCCTGATTAGCAAGAGTCCAAGTTCCTGACATGTCAGTTGAATCAGGAGCGTTATACACCCCGATAAATTGGAAATCGGCAGATGCAATTTGACCAGCTACCAAATTAAAAGTAACTGTTCCTCTTGCACCTGTAATCTTGTGTCTTGTTAGATCGTAGAAGCAATAAATTGTGCAACTACTAAAGGAAGCAGAAACAGGAGCGTAAGTAACAGAAGTTGAACTAGCAACTGTCTCGCTTAGACCA